CCATTGAACGCGTAGTAAACCACGTTAGTGCCATCAGTTGCCGAGATCACATAAGTGCGCTCAGTGATACCCGAATAAGCATCAGCGCGAACTTGCAGCAGAACCGTATCCGACGGGTTCCATGCAGCAGTAATGGTCATCGAAGTCGGAGCAGCTTGAACCGGAATCTTGTCCGATTGACGCGCACCAGCAACAGCAAAACTAGCGACTGCATCATCCTGACCGAAAGCCGGGATAGCCTCAACCTTGACTTGGTTTGCAGAGACAGCAATGGGACTAACGCTTGCCAGAACCGAAAGGTTGGCAACGGTTAGCGGAGTGGGGGTAGCGCCCGATTGTGCATATAGGGTTGCACTAAAACCGGGAAGAATATTCGTCGGGAGAGCCATGATTAATTCCTCAATTAAAAGTTAAAAATGCTTGTCTTATCCCGGAACATCTAGTGTGCAATCCAAAATGACTTGGTTCAAGCCCAACTCATTATCGTATGTGTTGTACAGCCAAACGACATCAGCCTTTGAGATATAAAAGCCATTGGCAGTCATATCCCCAAAGGGTCCAGCGTATCCGTGCAGTGATTGTAATACGTCATTAGCCAAATTAAAAGCGGTGTTCATTGACTGGCTAAAGATGCTCATTTGGAATACAGGGCGATCAATACCCTTAACGCTTTGCGTTTTGCCCGTATAAACAGGTTGATGCACGTTACGCAATTGCCAAGTGACAAAGGTTCCCTCGGTTGCCCAATTGCGGTTAAAGTTTGCATACACAGGCACAGGCGAAAAGATGCCATTCAATTGATATTGAATAGACTCCGCATAATCAACAGGATTGTTTTGGCTCATACTGGCGAACTCGGATCGTTGTAATAACAAACAAAAGTAATGCTCATGCGATCATTGCTTTCGCGGCAATCAGTAATACGCCAATCTTTATTACGCCATTTAAAACTGTATAGATTTTGATTATCAACAATTTCTTTTGTATTTGGCGTGTAATTCAAAGTGATATTCATCAAGTCTTGGTACACACGATAACGCTCCGAAATTCTCAGAATGTTTGCCAAGTCATGAACAAGTCCGCGAGTTTCAAACCACGGAGTAATCGTAGTGGTGTATTCGCCAACAGCATTAACGCCATTCGTTACGTTATTAACTGTAACATTTTCGTATCGTGTAATGCCCATTACATCACCAATGGTTTGTAAGGACGCAATAGTTGAGCCACACCATACGGAAGTTCGTGCATGATTCTTTCCGTGGTATTGGAACGGTTGTTATAAAGATGAGTCAGCAACAACAATCCGGCTTGTTGAATTACAGGATACTGCGGCAGTTCACTAACCGATTGCGTATAAGTAATAACTACAGGATTGGCAATCGTTTGACTAAGCGGGCTAGGCATACTGGTAACAACCACCCGATTACCAGTGGGATCGTAAAAGTAAGAAGTAGAAGGCAGCACACTGATTGCAGTGCTGGTGTTTCCGTAATACTCAATTTTTTTGATTGATACGCCTGTAGCACCTTGGCCCACTTCCGGCAGATCAAAGAATAATGCACTGTCGCCCGGACCCGGATTGCCATAATAAACACGATAACTAATAGGAAAAATTGCCAGCCCAAGATAGTCCTCAATTGCCATTCGAGTCGCAAGTTCTAGACCCGATAGATAGGAATCTTGACTCTCATCGTTAAACAAGTTCAACTGTTGAGTAATTTGATCAAGCGTCAACCATTGGGTCGTAATGTCCCTGTCAACCTGTTCAATCTTTGCATAATTGAAAGGGTTGCGGTTGTTGCCAAAAAACTCAGCGAGAGTCAGGTTCTCGGTAGCCATTTATTACGCACCTCGGTAGAGACGCACACCAGCAAAGACATCAAGGATGGTGCTGCACAAACGCTTCTCAGCATACAGGTTGACGAACCCCGGTTGGGTTTGCTCAAGACGCTGGAACTTGATTTCTTCGTTGTCAGCAATGGTCAGGAAACGATCCCACGCAGCAAGGTAAACCGGGAACTTGCCAGCACCGACTTCATCCATGTACGGATTCGGAATCACCGGATGTCCAAAGATGTTACCGACAGATGCACCATCCTTATCACCGATTTCCAAGAACAGCGGCAGACCGCCCGAATCCTTAATATCACGCAGCAGCACAATCGTGCTTGGGTGCATCATCCATGCAGTTGAAGGATTGTTCCAGTATTGAGCGGGCAGCGCAGATGCCAGTGAAACCATTTCATCGTAAGTGATGCTGGTCGGATAGGATTGCGAAACTTGCAGCATGGTATGGCGACCATTCGTGGTAGCCGAACCGCTAGTACCGAACGATGCAGCAGAAGTCGAGCCAGCGTAGAAGTTCAGACCGCGCAGACCGTAACCGCTACCAGTTTGCGGCGTAGAAGTACCCGAACCAGAATCATTGTTCAGCATCATGGATAGTGCTTCTTGCTGTGCAAATTCCAGCGCAATATCAGCAACCAGCGATTCTTCCAAACCGTTAATGTCGTCCAGCACTGCGGTGCGGACTGGCACAACGGCGTTAATACATTTCATGCTAATTTGCCAGAAAGACGATCCTTCATTTCCAAGATCAGTCTTTACTGTGTAATCCCACGGGTTGTTAGTACCCGATTGCAATTGAGTTGCATTACCAGTCTTGACCACAAATGCTTGGTCCGAACCATTGCTGGTAATAACGCGGCTAAACATCCGCAGCGGGTTTGCATAGCGGAGTGCAGCAAACGCATCGTCATAAATAACTCGACCACCAATATCCGAACCCGAACTGGTCAGGGTAGAGGCTTCGCGCAAGTTAACAGTCGATTCGCCATCCACTAGCGCAGTTTTTACGGCTTCAAGAATTGGATTCATGATTGTTCCTTGTAAGGAGAAAAGGGCGGGTTTCCCCGCCCTTTTTTCAACTTAGGTTGCAGTACCAGTCGAGCGATAACGGATGATTGCGAACGGATCAACCACCGAGGTAGCAAGACGCTTTTCACCAAAGAACGTGATATAGCCCGGCAAGGTTTGGTCATAGCGACGAAGAACCATGTTCAGACGATCCACGATGGTGTGGCCACGCGACCAATCGCCAAAGTACATCGGATACAGGCTATTCGTGCCAGCCGAACCCGTAGTCGATTGCGACGGGTTATCCATGTACTTGTTGACCACCACATCAAAGCCCAACATACGACCAACGATACCGTCGGTTTCAAGCGGCGACATACGCTCAAAAATCGGAGTGCCGTTGCTGTCCTTCAGACCGCGAATTTGCGACAACAGAATCGGGTTAATGACGAACTTGGTAGACGGCGACCAGTATTGTTGCGGCAGATCGTAGATGAAGTTGATAACGTCTTGGAAAGTGATATTGGCAGCACCAACAGTGTTTCCGTTAGTAGTCAACTGGTCATACGTTGCGAGGCTATGCAGACCGCTTGACGAACCCGTACCCGACGTACCAAAAGCAGCAGTAGAAATCGTGCCGCCAGTGTAAGTCGAGTTTGCACCAGCATACTGATCCAGACCACGCAGACCGTTAGAACCACCATACGGCAGCGAGGTAGCACCTTGGTCGTTGTTCTGAATCATTGACAGGGCTTCAGCTTGCGAGAATTCGCGCAGCATATCGACCACGACGTTGCTTTCCAAACCGTCGATGTCGTCCAGTGCAGCAGTACGAATCGGGAATTGGACGTTCAAGTCTTGCAGCGTCAGTTGCCAAATGTTGGTTGCTTCAGTGGTAGCAGTACCGTTGTTCTGGATTGCATAGCCCCAAGCAGCACCAGCATCACCAACCTTGGCGCGGAACTGATAGGTTGCGCCATCAGTCGAGACATTGCGCGAACAACCACGCAGCGGGTTTTCAAGACGCAGCGGGGTAAAGACCGGATCGTAAGCAGTACGACCACCAACGCCAGCACCCGAACCCGTCAGGGCCGAGGCTTCGTTCATGAACGCTTCGTATTGGCTTTCGTCTTCGAACATCTTGATTTCTTTTTCGACAGCGCGAGCCGACTTGGTGAAGTCGCGCAGTTGCTCGGCAACCATGCGGTTCACATCAGCACGAACAGTCTTGGCAGTCTTGATGATTGCCGGAGCCGAAACCGATGCAACCTTGGCTTCCAGAGCGGCAATCTTTTCAGCGACTTCGCCTTTAACGGCTTCAAGAGTGGTGGCGACTTCAGCCTTAACCGACTCTACTGCGGCAACATTTGCCGACTCGATTTGATCGAGCTTTTCAATAATTTTTTCCATTTTAATTACCTTTTTGAATGCGTTTTTGAAGTGCCTTTTCCAAGTTGCGTCGATCCAACGCAGCAAGGATTTCGGCTTCGATTACCACCGCATCCGGCTCACCCGGAGTTGGTGCAGCGTCAACACGTTCGGTCAGAGCGCGTTTGACGATACTGGACGCGGTGGTCGCATCCTTCTTTGAAAGTCCTGCATCACGCAAAACCTTTTCAAGACTGCGCGGATTCAACTGGCCTTCTGCGTCGAAGCATTCCAGCTTTTGAATTTCCGCTTTTGGATTGTTGGGGTACATAACTACGGAAACTTCACGCAGTCCACCCTTAGTAATTTGGAAGTAGGCTTCATCGTTATCCGGTTCTGCATCATTGCCAGCAGCATCAACCATCTTTGCTTCCTCGGCGTATGCACCCACAGAAACGCCACCGAACATATCCGGCGATTCTTTTAGCACCGAATAAAGATCGCTGCCGCCCACGGTATTCATATAAATGCGACCCTTGGCAGTCATGCCTTCAGCATCGAATTCAAATTCGTTCCACTCGCCCATAGGCATTCCCATGTCGTTGTGGTTTAGAAACATTGGAAGCGGTTTGCCAGTAGCGTGGAATTCTTCGCACCAAGCCTTAAAGCCTTCCGGCTGATAGTTGAAGCGGCGACCATCTGCGCCTTCACGCGCACCCCAAGTCGTAACACGCGCCTCAATCTTGCCGCAACTTTGGCTTTCGTCCGCGCCTTCTTGGACCCGGAGTTTCGCTTCGCAGATTAGATTTAGAGTTTTCATTTACCACCCCATCCTTAATGGATTGATTATCGTCAGTTATCTTATGGGTAGTGGTATCAATTTTAGGAATAATACCATTAGGCTTGCGCTTCTGACTAGCAAGCCATGCCAATGCAATTTTTGTAGCTATCATGTTTTGCCAATATTCATTTTGCGTGACTGACTGCCACCACTGCCACCAGTATCCTGCGGGCTAGTTCCAGAAATCGGAGCAGCAGCTTTACCATCATTTTTTAAACTATCGCCACCATCAATGTTGGCAATGTTCAAATACTCGCGCGCCTCATTCGGCGTCATGATTCCAGCATTAACACCAGCAACAACAAAGTTCATCTGATCCAGCGCAGCACCTTTGACAAAATCTTTAGTGTCAAATCGGATATGCAAATTAGGATAACCCTTGAACAAATGCTGTTTCAACTTTTGTTCAATGTTGATAACCATAGGATACATCGTGGTTTTGTAAAACTCATCCAGCATCGTTTGAGTGTTGTTGTATTTCTGGTCTTGAATGCCAAGCATCGCGGGTGGCACACCGAATAGACCGCAAATACGCTTCATGGTTTGAATCTTCAACTCTGCGGTTTGTGCGTCTTGCAGAGTCAGCATATCAATCGGCTGATACTTCATGCCTTGGTCAAGCAGCATCCCCTGACCAGCTTTGCTCTGGTCAACATTGCGTGAGCCAGTCATTTGATTCCACGCTTCTTTCAAGCGAGCCGCAATTTCTTTGTATTTTGCATCCGGGATAACTTGTTCCGTCATAAACAAGCCCGACGGTTTAGCACCGTTTTGCATGATGAAGTTTGCATAGACAT